TTGGCTGAGGGGGTTATGTCGCATGCGGAGGTTGGGCGGCGTTTGGGGGTGACGCAGGCGACGGTGTCGCGGTGGTTTGAGTGGGTGCGTCGGGAGATGGGGGTTGAGGCGGAGCGTGATGGGTGGGTGATGGGGGAGGATGCGAAGCGTGCGCTGTCGGATTTCCGGTTTTTTCGGGATCGGTATTTTAAGGTGGCGCGTGGGCCGGCTGCGGTGAAGGGGAAGGCGCCGGTGACGACGGATTTTCATGCGCGGTGGATCGAGGGGATCTTAAAGGCGTTGCCTGAGGAGTCTGGGGGTACTGGTGAGGCGGGGATGGGGGGTCAGCTGGCGATCTGTTCGCCTCCGCGGCATGGGAAGTCGCTTTTGCTGGCCCATTTTGTGGTGTGGCTGATCCTGCGGAACCCTGACGTGTGTATTTTGTGGTCTGGGCCGTCGGATGGCATTGCGAAGCGGTTTGGGTCGCTGGTTCGTGACGAGTTGGAGACGAATCAGCTGCTGATTGAGGAGATGCTGGGTCCTGGGGCCAGTTTCAAGCCGGATTCGCGGTCTGGGAAGCAGTGGCGTGACGACGAGTTTGAGGTTGCGACCAGAACGACACCGCAGCCGGCTCCGACGCTGAAATGTGTGGGGAAGACGGGCCGGATCCTGTCGATGGACACCGATCTGATCATTGGCGACGACTTTGAGGATCACGAGTCGACCGCAACACCGTCAGGGCGGGAGTCGATCCGGCAGAGGTTCTTCACGGACATTGCTTCGCGGAAGGAGGAGCATACGGCGTGGGTTTACATCGGATCGCGGCAGCATCCGGACGACCTGTTGCAGCATCTGATCGATTCGGAAGAGTGGAACGTGATCGTTGAGACAGCGCACGCGTGGGACTGTGAGCTGCCGGTGAACGACGAGGAAGCCCACCAGGACTGTGTGCTGTGGCCGGGAGTCCGGTCGTACAGGTATCTCATGCAGAAGCTGAGGACCGTTGGCGACACGATCTTTCAGATGCAGTACCTGTCAAACCCGCGGGCCGGCACGCTCACCGTGTTCTCGGAGGAGGCGATGCGGGCCTGTCTGGACAAGTCGCGGGTCTGCGGCGTGCCGGTGCTGCCGCCAGGCTACGAACTGCTCGGCTCGATCGACCCGTCCCCCGGCGTCCACCAGGTCGCACAGGTGTGGGCATGGTCGCGGGAGAACCCAGTCCGCTATCTGATCGACATGCACACCGCCAAAGGTGGCATGGACGCGTGGGAAGACCTCGTTCGCACATGGCTACAAAAGTATGATCTGCGCCGCTGGGTCGTCGAGGACAACGCCACACAGACCGACTATGTGAACCGGCGCGAGTTCGCCCAGTGGCGGCAGGACAACGGCGTGTTCGTTCACGGGCACACCACCGGCCGGAACAAGCATCAGATGGGCATCGGCGTAGCGTCTATGCACCCTCTTTACTTGAACCGGCAGATTGTTCTACCCTACGGCGATGCGGAGACGCAGGGGAAGATCGACGCGTTCATCAACGAGCACAAGAACTACGATCCGGACCGCCCGCAGTCCGGAAAGTGGCGCAACGACCGTGTCGCAGCAGCATGGTTCGCACAGATGTATGTAGATTCCCTTCAAGGTGGCCGGATAACCGCTACGGTTGACGACGCAACACCAGGGTGGCTGTCCACCAGCGGCGCCGACTGGTCGACTGAAGACGCTTCAGGAGGATGGATTTGATCCTGACCCCATACGACCCTGTTCAGGTCGTCGACTTCGGTGACCGTCAGGTCGCCCTCCCACGCAACTACAACGAGGTGCTCGACCGGGTCAACGAGCTGCGTGAAGCCCGCGATGAGACGTTCGAATCGCAGATGCTGACCGCCCGTGTCATGGACGGCGGACAGTGGGCCGTTCAAGCGTTGCAGGGCAACTACCGTGACCAGTCCCTTCGCAACCTTCCGATCGCCAACTACATTCGTGACGCCGCAGAAGCGTTCGCCGGCCGCCTCTCCTCCATCCCCGACCTGCGGGTCGACCCGCCGTCCACCGGCAAGCAGTCCGACGAGAACGCTTCCAAGCTGAAGGCCGCAGAGAAGCGTGCCCGGATCGTCGCCTCCTACGACGACGACCACAACGACGCGCTCGGCGAGAAGATCCCGATGCTGGCACGGTGGGTGCCCGGCGCCGGCTACGCCGTGTTCACCGTCGACCCTGCGATGGTCGGCGGCTACCCGTACCCGCGGGCGTCACTCCACTCGCCGCTCGACACGATGATGGCCGCATGGACGTCGATCGCCCCGCCGGAAGACGTCGGATTCGTCCGCAAAGTTCCCCTCCGCGAGCTGAAGCGGCTGTTCCCCGAACATGCGTCCAAGTTCGGCAACTACGAGTCGCAGGACAACATGTCCGGCGCTGTCGACCTCGCACAGCTCCGCCCAGGTCTGGGTGTGGAGGTCGTTCAGTATTACGACCGTTACGGCTGCTGGTGGCTGTACCCCCACCGTCGCATCCTCCTCGATTTCGTTCCGAACCCGCTGGAGTCCGGCCCGTCGTTCGTCGCCGTCACCAAGTTCAACTACAACCGGCTCCGTGGCGAGTATGACGACATGATCGGGCCGATGATCTCCATGGCCCGCCTTCAGATCCTCACCGAGCTGGGCGTGCAGAAGGGCATCAAGCAGCCGACCAACCTGTTCACCGGCGCTGGCGGGCCGCTGTCCGGCAACTACAAGATGGGCCATTCTGCCGTCAACGTGTTCGACACGAACGCGCGGGTGGAGATTCCGCAGGGCACCATCCAGTTCCAGGCGTGGCAGCAGCTCGACCGGCTGGAGCGCACCCTCAGGATCGAGGGGACGCTTCCGATGCAGGACACCGGCGAGTCGCCCATGTCGTTCGTCACCGGCCGTGGCCTCAACGCGCTCACCGAACGGGTCGACAGGTCCGTCAAGGAGTACCAGCGGATCTTCAAGTCGGCCCTTCAGCGGCTCGACTCTGTCCGGCTGGAGTACGACGAGAAGGCTTGGCCGGACATGTCCAAGCCGATGCAGGGCGTTCGGAAGGGTTCTGCGTTCTCCGAGACGTACAAGCCTGCCACCCACATCAAGGGGTCGTGGAGGACCCGCCGCGAGTACGGTGCGATGGCCGCCGTGGATGAGGCGACGAAGCTGAACGGCATGATGCTGATGACGCAGGCCGACCCGCCGTGGGTTTCGACCGCATGGGTTCGCGGCCAGCTCGACGACCTCGGCATGCCGGTCACCCAGATTGAAGACCAGATCCGTGCGGAGCGGGCTGACCGGGCGCTCGACTCGTACATCATGTCGCATGCGGCCGAACCGTCGTCGCCGGAGCACATTCGTGCGCTCAGGCTCATGCTGGAGGATCTGCCGGCCGGACCGCGGAAGGAACGGGCGATGGAGTTCCTCGCGTCGATGGAGGAGGCGCAGGAGGAGCAGCAGCGGGCGATGGAGGCGCAGCAGCAGGGTGGCATGCAGCAGGCGCCACCGTCTGAGCAGGAAGTTCTTGCTGCGCTCGGCGGCGGTGGTGCGACACCGACGACGCTTGCCCGCATTACGGCCGGCGGTGCCGCACAGGGCGGCACGCAGGTGATCGCAGGCGGACAGTGATGCTGACCAAACACACCGTCACGTGGTATCACGCCGACGAAGGTGTTGATTCGCCACAGACGACGATCTATGTGACGCCGAACCACCACGACTACAGAGGCCGTGCGGCAGACCGGAACGAAGAGATCGCGTACAACCGTCCCGACTATGACGATGCGTGCGCGATGGGCAAGGCAGTCGTGATCGACCATGTGAAGGAGCCGGACGATGGCAAGGCGTAGAAGCCGCCGTGACACGCGGATGGGTGTCGGCGGGATGGCCGGCGACCTTGAATACGGCGAGCGTGGCATCGTCGAGTCGACCGCTGCGGTGCCACGCGGCCCGCAGTCAACCCGTCCGGTCGGGCCGATGCCTGCCCGCACCCAGCAGGCCGCCGGCATGGTGTCTCCCAACGCTGCCGCAGCAGACCCGTTCGCCCCGTCCAACCTTCCCCGCCAGCCGATCAACGCCGGCCTTGAGCCTGGTGGGATGCCCGAGCCGGACGCTGCCGCGATCCTCCGCGAGCTGTACCGCCTGTTCCCCTACCCCGGCATCCGCAGGCTGCTGGAACGCCGCGACCTCGCACAGGAAGGTCCCGCGTCACGCAGCATGAACAGCATGACCGACTTTATGGACATGGCCAACTCTGCCGAGGGTGACTCTTGGATGCGTGGCGACATGCCCGGCCGTGTCGCCCGCAACACGATGGACCGGATCGGTCAGGAACGTCCCAGCGAATACTTCCCACCGGAAGGGTCAGATCCTGACCAGTCGCAGATGACGCCGGAACAGCAGCAGCGTGCCCGCCGTCAGATGGACGAGATCCGCCGCACCCGTGACAGCGGCAGGTTCGCACAGGAAGGCGACGACCCCGACCGGACCCAGCTCAGCGCGGAAGAGCGTTTCCGCAATTCTGAGCGGATGGACCGTATTCGACGTGACAGGACCGGCGACAGGTTCGCCGACTAGGACCGAACGTGTCAAAGTCTCTGTGGCAGCAGTACCAGGACGAGTGGGATAATGCGACTGCGGACGCGCAGCGCATCGCCAACTATGCCCGGAACATCAACCAGCCGGTCGCTGCCCGCGCCGCGCAGCTTGAAGAGGCGTTCCCGCACATGTCGCCGGACGTCGTCCTCGCCTCCGCCGAAGCCGGCTTGGACGACGACATGGTGTTCCTCCTCGCACAGGAGGAAAGGCAGGCGCTGGAAGAGGACCCGTTCTACCGGCGTGTCGCATCCAACCTTGCGTCCGGTGCCATGCAGACCCTTCGCGGCCTCGGATCGCTCGCCCACGGGATCTGGTACGGCGGGCTCGGACGGCCGATCGACGCGCTGCTGACCGCAAACCGCAACCGTGCGGCCAAGACGAACGCGTTGGGCATGCTCAACCTTGTTGAGTTCGGCCGCGAATTTCGTGACGTTTACACGAACCAGTTTGTTGCGACGCCGCTGGAACAGCAGATCCGCGCCGCCATCAACGGCGAAGCGGTCGACATGCGTTTCTCCGGTGAAAAGTGGGACAACTTTTACCAGCAGCGCTCCAACGTCGTCACCCCAGGCACCTACTCGGCCGACAGCGTGTACGCCCTGTTCGACGTGTTCGGCGGCGGCGAGTTCGTAGAGCCCGGCACGACCGCCTACAACTTCACCAAGAACGTGGTCAATATCGGGTTTGAGCTGGCCACCGACCCGACGCTTATGATCGGAAAGTCCGCGACCGTAGCACGGCGCGCACAGATGGTGTTCGGCAACATTCCTGAGGCGCAGCGTGCCCGCATGCTCGGCATGGTCGACGGGCCACGCAAGACCGTCCTACCGGAAATTCAGATTGACAACTGGCTGTCGTCGCGGGATGGGTCGCTGACGCTCGA